GGAAGGCCTCAGAATGCTAAGTATACAACTGACTATGATTTACTACCAAATAAACACCCTAAGTCAAGCAGAAAGTAATGAAAAAAAGAATGAAAGAAACACCTAGTTATTCCTCACCTAAAGGTGGTAACAGGGGATGTCTATGTAAGGATGGTAAAACGTATTCAAAAAAATGTTGTGATGGCACTTTAAGAGGACAGGGTGTTGGAAGTGTTACAAAAGCAACAACAACTTATTATTATAAACTACAAAAATGTGGACATAGTTCACAAAAAGAAATTTACATAGAAGGCGTTCAATTAACAGTGAATAATGTCTATTATTTTGATTTTGCTAATGCTAATCATAATGGATGTTACACTGTTACACATACAAGAACATCAGGAGACCAAAAAATAAATTCAGTTGTGGCTTATAATGATTGTGATGCCTGTATAGCAGCAAACTAAAAATACAACACTTTAATTTTAATCAGTAATAATTATAAACATCAATTTTTATGAAAGCAACAGAAATCGTTTCTAAACTAAAGGACGTACTTCTGTCTTCATCAGAAGAAGTTGAAGCTAAAGATTCTGCACAAGAACAAGTGCAAGAAGAGGTACAGGAAGAGGTACAACTTGAAGCGAATACTGAAGAGGTGAAAGAAGAAGTACAGCTAGAGGAAGCTCCAGAAGTGGATGCTACTGAAGAGGTTGAGGCTGAAGAAGCTGAAATGTCTTATGCAACCAAAGAAGAATTAGCAGAAGTTAAGGCTATGGTTGAAAAACTGATGGGTGCAATGGAGGCTAAAGAAGAGTCTAAGCAAGAAGTTCCTCAAGAACTTTCTGCTGACGAAGCTCCTTTAACTCACAGCCCAGAAAATGCAACAGAGAACAAGAATTTACATTTATATTCTCAGAATGCTCCTAGAACAACTCTAGACAGGGTCTTAGCTAGATTAAACAAATAAAAACAATTATTTAAATTACCAAAAATGGCAACAACTACATCAATTACTACTACATATGCAGGTGAGTTTGCAGGGGAATATATCGCTGCTGCTCTACTTGAAGGTTCTACTATCGCTAACGGTGGTATTACTGTAAAACCAAATGTAAAGTTAAAAGAGGTTATCAAAAAAGTGGGTACTGACGGAATCGTTAAGGACGCAACTTGTGATTTTGACCCTACTTCAACTATTACACTAACTGAAAGAATCCTTCAACCAGAAGAGCAACAAGTTAACTTACAACTATGTAAGAAAGACTTTATTTCTGACTGGGAAGCACTTTCTATGGGCTTTTCTGCTCACAGCGATATGCCTTCTAAGTTCTCTGATTTCTTAATTGCTCATGTTGCAGCTAAAGTTGCACAAAAAACTGAGCAGTCTATTTGGGACGGAAATACTAGTAACAATGGTCAGTTTGACGGACTAACTAAATTACTTTCTTTAGATGCAGGTTTACCTGCTGCACAGGAAGTTGCAGGAACAACTGTAGATGCAGGAGATGTTGTGACTGAGTTAGGAAAAATAGTTGATGCGATTCCTTCTAGTCTTTATGGAAGCGAAGACCTAAACATCTATGTTTCTCAAAACATCGCAAGAGCTTATGTGAGAGCTTTAGGTGGGTTTGGAGCAAGTGGATTAGGTGCTGCAGGTACAAACTCAATGGGTACTCAGTGGTTTAATAATGGTTCATTGTCTTTTGACGGAGTGAAAATCTTTGTTGCTAATGGACTTGCTGCTAACACTGCAATTGCTGCTGAGAAGTCTAACATTTTCTTCGGTACTGGTTTACTATCTGATCACAATGAAGTTAAAGTTATCGATATGGCTGAGCTTGATGGTTCTCAAAACGTAAGAGTCGTTATGAGATTTACAGCAGGTGTACAGTATGGTATTGTTGATGATGTCGTAACATACGGTATCACTAACTCTGCTAACTAATAATAGATAATTAATCAACTTAAAAGGGTGGGTGAGCCAAATGTGCCTACTCACCCTTTTTTAATACTAAAAATATGGCTTGTGATTTAACAAAAGGTAGAAAAGAACCCTGCAAAGATTCCGTTGGCGGTATAAAAGCGGTTTATTTTGCAGACTTTGGGGATGTAACTATTGCGTATGACAGTACAGATACAGATGTAATAGATGATTTAGGTGCTGTAACGGTATTTAAATATGAATTAAAGGGGAATAGTAGTTTTGAACAAACTATTACTTCTTCAAGAGAAAATGGTACAACTTTCTTTGAACAGGCATTAAACCTTACTTTAAAGAAATTAACTGTACAAGACCACAAAGAATTAAAGCTAATGAGTTATGGTAGACCACATATTGTAGTGGAAGACTATAACGGTAATGCTTTCTTGATGGGTGCAGAGCATGGTTGCGATGTAACAGGTGGAACTATTGCAACAGGTGCAGCTATGGGAGATATGTCAGGTTATACACTTACATTCTCTGCTATGGAGCAAGTACCTGCTAACTTTTTAGAAGGTGCTACAGAAGCTGATCCTTTTGCAGGTTTAACAGGAACTGTAACTGTGACTCAAGGTACAAATTCTTAATAGGATTTTCATTTGTGAAATTAAGGGGGCTTTTTAGCCCTCTTTTTTTTGAACATAAATAACCTTTTTTAGTTATACTTATATGATAAGGTTATTACCAAACACAAATGCTCAAACATTAAGTATTATCCCAAGACAGTATACTGTCGCTAGTGATTTACAATTAGTTATTAGAGAGGATGGAACAGAGAAGACAGAAACTTTAAGTTCGTTAACTTCTGTGCTAAGTGGTAATTTTTTAAATATAGATTGCACCTTTAGTATTTTATCTGAAGATAGCAGTTATTCAATAGAGGTAAAGCAAGGAACAACTTTACTATATAGAGATAAAGTTTATTGCACTTCTAAAACAGATACTACAATATCTCACACTTTAAATACCAGTGAATATAATAATTATGATTCTGATGCAGCAGGGCAACAATATATAATAATATGAGTCGAAGAACAATAAAATCAGCAAGAAAGATACAAGCTCCTAAAGAGGTTAACCCTAGTTTAAGAGTAGTTAATTTTTCTGGCTATGAAATTCCAACGGTAAAAGAAAACACCAGAAAAGACTGGGTTGAGTATGGAGATGGCAATGACTACTTCAACGAATTGATAGAGAGATACTTAGGAAGCCCTACAAACTCAAGATGTATAAACGGTATTGTTGATATGGTTTATGGTAGAGGACTAAACGCAACAGATTCAGCAGAGAAGCCTGAGATGTTTGGTAAGATGCAAAGTGTCCTTAGACCTAGTGATGTTAAAAAAATGGTTAATGACCTTAAAATGTTAGGTCAAGCGGCTATCCAAGTTGTTTATAAAAAAGGTAAGAAAGAAATATCAGGATTGTATCATTTCCCTATGGAAACTATAAGAGCTGAGAAAGCTAAAGATGGGAGAGTTAAAGGGTACTATTATCATCCAGATTGGGCCAATATAAAGCCATCAGACAAACCTAAAAGAATACCTTCATATAAGAATGGTGCTAGGTCAGAAACTATTGAGATATATTGTGTTAAACCATATAGAGCAGGGTTTTATTATTACTCACCTGTAGATTATCAAGGATGTTTACAGTATTGCTCACTAGAAGAAGAGGTTTCTAATTATCATCTAAACAACATCAAGAATGGTTTACAACCTTCTTTATTACTTAATTTCAATAATGGTATTCCTTCAGATGAAATTCAAGAAAGGATTGAAAGAAAGATATATGATAAATTCAGTGGGTCTTCAAATGCAGGTAGATTTATATTAGCATTTAATGAAAATTCAGAGGATCAATCTACAGTAGAACCTATACACTTACCAGATGCACACGCACAATATGATTTCTTAGCTAAAGAAAGTAGAGAAAAGATCATGATTGGTCATGGTGTTGTATCACCTATATTATTAGGTATTAAGGATAATACTGGTTTTGGTAATAATGCAGAGGAGCTTAGAACAGCTTCTATACTTATGGATAACATTGTAATTAGACCATTCCAGACTTTACTTATAGATGCATTTAAAGAATTACTTGTATTCAATGGTGTTATGCTTGACTTATATTTTACAACTCTACAACCAATAGAATTTACAGAATTAGATAATATCGCTACTAAGATTAAAAGAGAAGAAGAGACAGGTGAAAAGTTATCATCAGATAAAGAAGAATCAGTAGAAGATGATGAATTGTTAGATGACGATGAGTTATTAGATATAGAGGTTGATTTTGAATTAGAAGAACCTAAAGAAGAAGAGTAGATATGAAAGCATTATTTATAACATTAAAAGAGTTAAAGAGAAAGTCAATATTTGATGGTAATATTGATGCTGATAAATTAATTCAGTTTGTTGAGGTAGCTCAAGACACAGAGATTCAAACTTTCTTAGGAACTAAATTATATGATAAATTACAAGCTGATATTATTGCAGGTAGTTTATCAGGTAACTATCAAACATTAGTAAATGATTATATTAAACCAATGCTTATTTGGTATACTCAAGCGACTTATATTCCTTATGCAGCGTATCAAATATCTAATGGTGGAATTTACAAGCATAATTCAGAGAATGCTACATCTGTAGATGAGTCTGAGATTAGGACACTAGCAGCTCATGCTAATGAAACTGCTGAGTTTTATACACAAAGATTTATGGATTATATGAACTATAACAGTGCTTTATATCCTGAATATGTTAGTAATCAAAATGACGGTATGTATCCTGAGAGGGATGTAAACTTTACTGGATGGGTATTGTAAAAAGAAGGAACAAAAAGGTTTATAAACCTAAAAAGGAGAACGAAATTAAATTAAATAGTTATTTAATAAAGAAAGATGGCGAATTCAATAAATTGGGGAAAAGTATATTGTGAGATGATCACCAACAAAGGTTGGGGTCTAGACACACAATGGTCAACTTTTTCAGTTAATGATTTATCTGCTCCTACTTGTTGGTCAGGAGTAAGTCCAGTAACACCGTTTACTGCTGATTTGATTAGCTATTTTGGAGGGAATATAACAGCAGATAATGTAGACTTTACAGCAGATAAAACACAATTATAAAGAAATAATAAAATGGCAAAACAAACAATAGTAACGATTGATGCGGTAGCTGCAAACTCAGGATCAGGTACACCGTTGGCTAACGCATTTAAAATGGTTAATGAAAACTTTACTGAGGTTTATGCAAAACCAGATTTAACGTTATCAACTAACACACTTACTTTAACAAAGCCTGATGGCTCAACCGATACAGTAGACCTAGCTCCTTACTTAGATGGAGATATTACTAGTATTATTGCAGGTGATGGTCTAACAGGTTCTTCGTTAACTACAGGAGATGCAACTTTAAACGTAGTCGGTGGTGACGGTATAACTGTAGCTGCTGATGAAGTTGAAGCTACAGTAGATGACTCTACTATTGAACTTTCTGCAACTAACGGTTCTGGAGCATTAAGAGTAAAAGACTTAGGTATTGTTACTGCTAAACTTGCAAATGATGGAGTTACACACGACAAGTTAGAACCAAGATATACAGGAACAGCAACAATAACTGCAACAAGTGGTGCAACAAGTATTGATTGGTCAACTGCAACTGTCTTTATAATGCAGAACGCTTGTACAGGAGCAAAAGAATTTGATTTTACAAATTATAAACTTGGTCAAGTAATTACAATTCACAATTTAAGAGGTGATTATGCAATTACACTAGATTCAGATGCAGCAACAAGTGAAACCTTCAATAAATTAGGTCAAAAAGATTACGATGGTACAGCAACAGGAAATGCACTTATGGTAGAGTGTATTAGTGATTCAGCTAATGCAATTTTTAATTATTCAGTATTAGATATAACAAGTGACCCAACTCCATAAAAAATAAAATATGAAAGCGATTAAAGTAGAAAACGAAATAAAAATATATAGTAGTTTAAAATCTTATGGAGGTGCTATAGGTTTACAATATGCAACTGATAGTCATTTAGAATCTTTAGGTTTCTATAATGTAGTTACACCAAAACCAAAGCCAAGTCAAAAATTAGGTGCTATAAAGTGGGATGCGGATAATAAAGTCTTTACTTATCCTGTACAAAATAGAACCTTTAGTGAAACAGCAACTGAACTGAAGCAAGATAAAATTGCTCAAGTAAAAAACATTTATAAAGGAAAATTAGCTGAAACTGATTGGTATATATTAAGGGCTCAAGAAGGTATTGCAGCACCGCAATCAATTTTAGATGCAAGAGCAGCTTTGAGAAGTGAATGTGCAAATGTGGAAGCTGAAATAAATGCTTTAACTACAAAGGCTTCAATAGTAGATTATGAATTAGCAGACTTAATGTAATGAGTTTAGGAAAACAAAAAATACTTGCTCAAGGAACAGCAGCAGGAGGTGGTGGTGGCGATGTTACAACTTGGACTTATGTACAACAAAAAACTTTAGCTTTAGGTTCAAGAGGTAATATTCTCGGAGCGTGTATTAGTTACGATGGGACAAGACTTTATGCAACACATAGAGACAGCTCTCACGATGACTTTATTACACAATATAATTTTGGAACTGCTTTTGATGTTAGTACTATTGGAAGTATTGTAGGTACTGAACAAATTTCAGCAAGTATTCCTGATTATTTAGGTGGTTGTATTGTAAACAATGACAACACTTGGATTGCTTATGATCCTTATGCGACAAGCAACTACTATGCACAACCTTTTGGAACGGCAGGAGATATTACCACACTTGGTTCGTTAACTACAGGCTCTTGTGCAAGAGGTGGAGGTAATATGATTTCTGTTTGTTTGTTTATGTCTAAGAATGGTCAATATGTCTTTATGTTAACAACTTCAAATTTATATCGAATTGAATTAAGCACTAATTATGATTTTTCAACTTTTAACGGTGCTAGTAGTGGTTGTGGTTATGGAGTTTCTACAAGTGGTATAGCTTCAGATTTAGGTTCTGATATGCAAGGAGTTTGTTTTAATAGTGATGGCACTGTTCTTTATGCAGGAGGTAGAAATGCAAAAATAGCTAAATACACTTTATCAACTGCTTATGATATACAAGCAAGTTCAAGAAGTAGTGCAACAATTATAGACCTATCAGCAAATATGGGTTCAAGTGGTGACCGTTATATTCAAACTATGCAATTTAATACTGACTATACTAAAATGTTAATTGTAGATGTACAAAATGCAGGTTCAGGTAACGATGTAGTATTTGAATACAATGTTTCATAATTAATTAGAATGGAAGATATAAAGATTTATGGACTTAACGTTATTGCATTAGCTTTTTCCGTTAGTGCTGTAAATCCTATTCTACAAGCTATAAGTCTTTTACTTGCTATTGGTTATACTATTATATCAATTTATAAAAAGCTAAAGTGATGCAGTTACCTAAAAACGGAGTAGCAAAAGAGATACGAAGTTATGCAGGTAGTTTATTTGTATTTCTGTTTATAGTCGGTATTATAATAACTTTT